GGTTATTCACAAAGCCAATACCAGTCTGCTTGCCCTGTTCGATGAACTGGTTTCCAGCATTGGTCACGCCATTGATAAGGCCCTGCATGGCCTCGTCAACATAGCCTTGAGCAGCGGTGATGCCGTTCGCAAGGCCTTGAACGGCGTAGCTGCCAATTCCTTCAAACCACTTAGAGGGAGAGTGAATATCAAGTTCATCTTGAGCGGTTTTCTTGATTCCATCGGTCAACTGTTTGGTCGCGTCATTTGACACATTGGTGTTCCCCGTGATGCCCTTTGTGATACCATCAATAATGTTTTTGCCGACGCTTAACGGATTAAATTTAGAAACTTTATCAATCAGTTTTCCGAACCACGTTACAGCGTCTTTGATTCCATTGATTACATCAGCAATCAAGAGAACAAATTTTTCCGCAAAGTTTCCATTGGCGGCGATGGCAAGACGGTCTGATTCGTCTACGCCTTTAATAATCCATCCAATGAACACGCCCATGTCGTGGATAACTTGCGCAAGAGACGCGATTGCACCTTCAAGAAAATTTCCATTCATCTGGATGTCGAGCATTTCCGTTTCAGAAACGCCATTTTGAATCCATCCGATAAGAATTGCAAAATCATTGATAAGATTTCCGAGAGCAGTTATGATGTCTGCCACTGTTTCGGCCGCAATCGTGCCGAAATTCACGAAAGCATCATGCCAATCAGATTTTAGCTGAAATGCTTCTGCTTCGCTTTCACTGCCAAGACCACGCACGGCGACGGAGACGGCTTCGAAACCAAGAACTGCAAGGCCAGCAACGGGATGCCCGCTAATAGTCAAACCGATTCCGATAAGCGTCATGACCAAATCGCCCAAATCGAGGTCAAGGTCTTTGACGACTTTTTGAATTGTCTCGAATGCAGTAGAGATTTTTCCCTGCCATTCCTCAGGAATCAAATTCCAAATCGCTTGACCGAGATTAGAAAGAGCTTCTTTTAGCCATTTGATAGACTCGCCAAGTTTCCCATCAGTCAAAGAGATATTCCAGCCTTGCGTAAACCCAAGACCCGCAAGGTAAATTAAATCCTTAATACGGGTCAAACCTCGCCGGAAATTTTCGCTGTTTTGATAAAGCTGAACAAATCGGCCAACGATAAGGGCGACCGTTCCGGCTACTAGAAGCAACTCTGGATTAAAACCACCAACGATTTTGCCGAGCTTGTATGCCCAATCATGAGTGTCTTTTAACGCAGTAAGAAGCGCATTCCCGATAGTCCATGCGGCAAAACCGGCGCCGATAGCAGCAACAATAGGAGCAAGTTTGCGAAGTTTTTCCTTGATTTCATCCACAGCGTTGCCGACATAGTCCTTGAACATATCGTAGCCGGACAGGTCTACATCGCCCAAGATGTTACCAGCAGATGCGCCGCTGCCAGAGCCGGAGCTTCCCTGTGTGGGGTCAATGATGTTCAGTTCATCAAAGCCCATCGTGTAGTCCTTGAGGGCTTTGGCAGCTTTCTTTGTCGAATCGGCCGTGTCATCCATTGCGTCGCCGATGCCACCAACGCTGTCAGCACTCTTGGTGAAATCAGTAAACACGACCTTTACGCCCATCAGCTTTGCCACCCATTCAACGAACTCTCGAATGAGCTGTACGGCGGCAATTAGCGGGGGAAGAATGGATTTCATAGCAGGGTAGAGCAGAGAGCCAACAGACTTCGCCAGCATATCCAACTGCGCTTTCAGAATCTTAATCTGGTTCGCGGGGCTTTGGATGGTCTGTGCAAGGTTTCCCTGCACATTGGCAGTCTGCTTCATAATGGCAATGTAACGCAAAACCGCCTTATCTGCCTGAGACAGACTAGAAACCTGCTTGTTAAAGCCCAAAGCTAGAAGCTCCTGCTGCAACCGTGCCTGAGACAGGTCAATGCCCAAACGGCGAATAGGCTCAATCTCACCAGAGATTGCGGAGGACATTGCGGTAAAGGTCTCTGCAACGTCCTTGTTCCAATAGGAACTTTCGTCATAGGCAAGCTGAGTCAGGTTCTTGGACAGAACGTATGCTTTGTCGCTGGTCAGACCAAACGAAGTACCCAAGCTCTGAATGGTAGCCATGTAAGTCATCGCTTTGGTCGGGTCAACGTCAAGCAAGCCCTGCATCTTGCTAACGAGCGTATCGGCTTCACCGCTCAAATTGCCCATAGCATTATGGAATAGGTCTGTTGCTTCATAGAAGTCGTTAAACTTCGCAACAGCGTTGCCAAGATACTCAGCGATAGCTTTTAACGAAACCAGCTTTGCCATGTTCCGCATAAAGCCGTTCATCTGATTGGACAGACTGAGATAGCTCTTACGCTGCTTTTCATTGGCTGCGGTCACGCGGTTCGCCTGTGTGACCACCTTACTCAACTGCGGAGGGAGCTTTGCAAAAGCGTTGCCAACCTTGTCAAGCTGAGATGCAAGGGGAGTAAGGGCAGTAGAAATCTTCTGGCAAGAACTTGCAAAAGAATCAAGGTCAGTCGCTTTTAGCTTGTCGGTCAGGTCAGGAACCTTTCCGATTGCATTGAAAGCACTGCCAAGAGCTTTAAGGTTCGATGCGTCCAGAATAGACAGCGGGGCCAAAGCGTTAGTGAGCTGAGTAATGCTTCCAGACATGGAGTAAAAGTCCACGCCGTTCAAGCCAGACACAGCCGTAGGAATCTTCTTGATTGCATTCACGACCGTATTGATGCTCTTTGTGCTTGCGGTCGTGTTGACGTTGGAAAGTCCGTTCAGAAAACCGGTGATTTTGTCCAGCCCGGACATTCCAGCGGATGCCTGTTTCAGCGTTGCAATGGAACTAGCCAGCTTGTCAAGGCTGTTCACAACCTTTGTGACGTTGCCCTTTGTCCGCAAATTAGAAATGGCGGCAGTAAGCTTGTCGATATTAAGCTCTGCGCCCTGAGATTCCGCAGAAATCTCTACGGATAAGCTCGTAATATCAACATCAGCCATCACTACCACCATCACTTTCCATCATAGAGAACATCATTCTCTTGATTCGCTCCTGCGCCTCAACTGCGCGTTGGTATTCATACTCGTCTTTCTCCTTTTGAGTAAGGGGAATCGGCCTATCCATGTACTTGATGGGGCTAGACCCTTTCTTACGGAACATATTGCCAACCGTAGAGGAAAGCGCAGATGCCATGTAAAAGCCATTTCTCCACGCTTCCGTGTTGGCTCTGCGTTCCCGCAGTTCCTCTGCGTCACGGTAGACCTTTGCCAGCCAGACATCGCCGTGCCAGAACTGGTCGTATGTCATGCCAATGGAGATGTAATAGGCTTCTACATCGTGGAACAGCTTGGAGAAGGAGAATGGCTCTCCCTCTCCGTCTGCTTCCTGAGATTGTGCGGTTACACAATCTCCCACGTTGCGTTTTTTGCAGTCTTGTCCTCAGTGTCAGTTGCCAGCAGAGACTTGGAAGCGTCCGTGAACATTTCAAGCAGAACGACCATCAGGTCTTCCTTATCCTCGATGTGCTGGAACATCTCGTCCACGACCTTGCGTTTGATGCCCTTGTTCCGTGCGATGAAAGCGCCGTAGAACAGGGCACGAGAGTTAGACAGCAGATTGGTCATCTGGGTGTACTGGCCAATCTGAAAACCTGCACGTTCGGTAGCTTCCACGCTGTCACGGGTGAAAGTCAGTTCATAAGTGTTCTTGCCATCGGGGGAATGAAAGTTAATAACCTTAGCAGCCATAATAAATGCTCTCCTTTATAAATAGGAGCAGAACCAAATCCGTTGTTCAGTTCTGCCCGGTTTGATTGATTCGATTTTTGCGGTTTAGCCGCCATTGACAGTCAGGGTCTCGCTGAACTCGGGCTTCTTGGTGAAAATGCAGTTGATGGTCATTTCAACAACCTCGTCCACACCGAAGCCGGACAGACCAACCTGATGCATACCCTGCCAAGTGAAGCCGGAGCCGTCCTGCATTTTCAGGGCGTAGTACTTTACGGCGTTGCTCTCGGAAGTCTCATCATAGCCAGCCTCCTTGACCTTCTTGTAGTCAGTCTTGTTGTAGTTGGCAGTAAAGGACTTGGTGTCACTCTGGATGATGCCGAAGATGTTGACCTGCATGGGGTCAGACAAGGTGGTGGCATCCAGAAGGTTAGGCTCGGAGATCAGGTCGGGCACATCCTTGATGTCGCACAGCTTCGTCAGAGCGGTTGCGCTGTCGCCACAATACAGGGTGGTATTCAGACCGGAGATAGCAGTACTCATAGAATGTTTACCTCCTTAGTTTCGGTAAATCATTCCGTCCTCTCCGATTGTTGCCCCGTAGCTGCAATCAATCCGATAGACGGAATTGTTGTACAGCCCATTCAACGGGGCAAACGACTTGCGATAAAATTTAAGCGGTTCAAGAACAGAATCCACGATGCCAACGATGGAACGTGCTTCTGCAATGCGCCCGGTGTTCTTGTTAGAGTAGACCCGCACACGCAGGGAAACGGCGGCGTATTTGCTGTGACCGGCAGAATCAATGTGCACAGGAAGGTTGCTGTTTTCCTCTATCTGCACACACGGAAACTTCTTGACGTTGCTGTCATTGATTTCACCAGTGACGAAGATGCCGGGGATTTGCTTTCGCAATTCCTTAGCAACGGCCGTGAAAATAGAATTGAAATAATCAATCAACTATTCCAAACCTCCCTCCACGTTGCTTCGACTTGAGAAGCCATTTCCTCAACAGCCCCCCACATAGCCATAGCTGGCTCGTTGCCGCTTGTTATGACCAGTGTTCCTTTGTCTTTGTACATCACGGTGTTGGCATCATTGCCGGGGTCGCCGTAGTAACTCCAATGGTCACGCTTGCCGTTCCCTTTTCCGTAAGTGCCGTGTTCTCCAACACCAGCAGGAAGCTCGCCGCCATAA